TGAAAAGAATAAGTTTATATAAAAAAAAGAAATATGAATTATATGAAAATGATAATGAAGAAAAAGAAGAATATAAAAAACGTAATTATAAATCTAAGAAAGAGAAGGAAGTACCTGTTTATCAACAAGCATGTTTATTTTGATTACATGTATTGTGTGGGTCTTCAGGGTTGTACATGTAATCTTGTATTTTTTTATTTATATTAAATTTAAAATAATTACCAGAGTATTCTTCTGCTTTTCCTAATAGTTTTACATTATATATTTTACCAGTATAATGAAAAACACGTTTATATTTAATTGTTCCTGTGCCAATGAATATAATTAAATCTTTATTTGTCATTAATTTTAAAAACTCTTTATTATGATGAATAGGTCCAGAAATAAATGGTACAATAATTTCATTTGATTCTTCATATATAGTTGTTTTATAGTCTTTCGAATCCCATTTAGCACGAGTTAATGTAAATATAGAGATATATTTACCATTTTTTAAATTTATGGGCCTAATGACCTTTTCTTTCTTTTTACCTTTAATCATTTTGTCAACGAGAGGATAATGATCTAAAAACATATCAACTAATTCGCTGGAAATATATGGATATGGATTCATATTTAATTATCAGGAACAACTGAATTAATAATTTGTTTAATTTCTGAAATATTATCGCAACAAATAAATTCAGTGGTTGAAGTAGAATTAGTATTATATAAATATTGTTTCTGTTGAAATAATGTTATAATTTCAGTTTCTTTTTTATCTAATTCAAATTTAGTTTTAACATTATAAATTACATCAATTTCTTTGGTTGGGTGATTATGTTGATGTTGATTAATTCTTTCTTTTAAATCTGTAGCTTTACCAAATTTATAAATAGTTTTTCCGGCAGGTGTTTTCCAATCAGCAGAATCTTTTAATGTTAATAAATATAAATATCCTCCAGGTTTTAGAGTCACACCACGATTTTTCTGTTTTCTTTTAACTGGTTTTGGTTTAGATTCATTACCTGAATCACTTGATTCAGAAGTTATATCTGATCCCCCTCCTGGATATGGATCAGGGCCGCCCCCCCCTGGACAGGGTGGTGCAGGTTTATCACATAATTTCATATGTTTATGCGATTTCCCTCCATCTTTATTAATATACCAACCAAAATTTTCTAAAATATCATCATTAATACATATTTTAACTACAGCACGAGTCAAACCCTCATACTTATTTACTAGATCGGTTACTGCCATATGATTATTTGGTAATTTTTGTTGCACTAATAAATAATTTTTCATATAATCTAAATTATCAACATTTAATATTATTCTCATATGGTAATGAGTATGTTCTCTAATTCCGTTTATATTTTTAGGAAAATTATTTCTTTGAATAATTCTTTGTTGAGGAATATTAATTTGTACTCTTTTCAATCCATTTTCAGGTTTAGAGTTATAAAATTCTAAATTTCCTAATTTAATAATACTTTTGTCTGTATCAAAGTTATAATTAGTAATATTATTATTTTTCTCTTTAAATTTACCATCTAATGAATATTGATAATTATAATCTTTTAATAATAATAAATGTTCAGTATCATTTATCTTAATATATATATCTAAATTTAATACTAAATCATCAGTATCTTTAATAAAATGTATTGGTTCACATTTTTTATTATTAAAAGTAATATTTAATTTATCTTCTAAGACAGGAGCATATAATTTACATAAATCATTATATAAAGTTTCTTGTTCTTCATTAAATGAATTATCAAATATATTATTATCTATAAATTTTTCAAGATAATCTAATATGATTTCTTCATCATCATTTTCTGGATCAAATATAATATTTGATACTTTTTCTAGATAAATAATTGTACCTTTATTTATAAAAACTGTTAATTTTTGTGCCGTTGGTAAAGGTAATTCAATTGTATTATATTTAATAAGATTATTAATATATTTTAAATAAATAATTGTTGGTTGAGGGCCTCTAGTTGTTTGTGTAACAGAAATAATAAACCCGAAACTTTTTTCATTTTTTAACTTACAATATAATGATGCTTTTAATCCTATACCAAAATGTGACAAAGATTCTTTATTTTCAATACCTTGGCGTTTATATTGTGTTAAAATATCTTTTATTTTATTTTTATTAAAACCTTCACCATTATCACGAATGATAAATATGTTATCATTATTAATTATACTAATGTTATCACTTTGTGCCTTTAGTGAATTATCTAAAAATTCCATGATGCATGCCAAATCACTAATACAATTGTCATTTGCCAGAGCAAGTGCAAGACCTTCTTGATCAATTCCGAAAGATTGCATACTTTATATTTATTGTAAATTAATTTTAAATATTAATGTTGTATAATAATCAAATTTAAAATTTGAAATAATTTAAAAAGTAAATTACAATAAATATAAATGAGTGACTGCTATTCAAAAATATACAATAAATGTGGATTAGAATTATTATCAGAAAATGTAGAAGATAACTCTTTAAATTTAGCACTTATTGATCCACCATATTTAATTTCAAAAGAAACTGGAATGAATAAATTAAATGAAATAGTTAAATATAATGATGAAAATAATATAAATGAAAAAACAGAAGATGAATGGGGTGAATATAAATCTAAAAATAATATTCAAACGGACGATGATAAAGATAAATATATTAAATATGGAACTATATATGGAAAAGCATTCAAATCTAAGCATGAATTTGGAGATTGGGATCATGATTTTACAATGGATAAACTTGAAGAATTTATAAAATTATATTATAAAAAACTTAAATCAGGCGGGACACTTATAATATGGTTTGATTGGAAAAAAATTACATTATTGAACGACTTATTAGAAAAATATAAGTATAAACAAATAAGGTTTATTGAATGGATCAAAAAAAATCCCAAACCACTAAATAGTAGCACAAATTATCTAACAAATGCTCGTGAGATTGCTTTGACTGCTTGTAAAGATAAAAAACCTACTTTTAATAATAAGTATGATAAAGGAATTTATGAATATCCTATTCCTCCTAATAAGTTTAGATTTCATCCAACACAAAAATCGATTCCATTATTTGAAGATATTATAAAAAAACATACAAACGAAGGTGATTTAGTTTGTGATACATTTTTGGGTGGTGGGACCACTGCTACCGCTTGTCATAATACTAATCGTAAATTTATAGGTTCGGAAATAGATAAAGGATATTATGATAATATATTTAAATATAATCCTTCATTTATAAAACCAGAATTCACAGAATCGATCACACCAACTGATTCTATACCTTCTCTTACTAATTGGGACGAAATAACTGAGTCTGTCATTGAGTATAATAATGGAGGTAATATTATAGCTACGATAGACGATATAATTCCAAATGAACCTGTTCAAATATTAAATGAAGAACAGGATATTACTCAAGTAATTAAACCGTTGGCTCATTGGGTTGGAGGTAAATCAAGATTATTAAATGTAATATTACCATTATTTCCTAAAGAATATAATGTATATTATGAATTATTCTTAGGGTCAGGATCTGTTTTATTAGGATTTCAACCTAAAATAGCATTTGCATATGAATTAAATTCTAATATATGTAATGCATTCCAAAAAACCAAAAACAACACTACAAGTCTAATTAAACAGCTGAAAACAATACAAGACGAATGGAATAATTTACCAGATTTTGAAAATAAAGGTGATCCAAGAGATATATATTATTATAAAAAAAGGGACGAATTCAATATTAATATAAATAATCCAACTACAATAAAACAGGTTGTATTATTCATATTTATCATGAGAACATGTTATTGTGGTGGATGGAGACAGAACGCAAACACTGGTAATTATAATATCCCTATTGGCAATAGAAAAAATATCAATATGCCGACCGAAGAAAATATAAATAGTATGGCAAAATATTTATCTAATAAAAATATAAAAATCATTAATGCCGATTTCGAATCGTCATATAGTAAAATTAAAGAAGGTGATTTTGTATATATTGATCCACCATATTATCCATTAAAAGAAAATTCATTCACTGATTACACACCAGAAGGTTTCGGTCAATCAGATCATGATAGATTGATTAAATTGTGCCATAATATTCATAAAAAAGGTGCCAAATTTATGATGAGTAATTCTAATTCAGATTATATAAAAAATAATTTTAAAGAAGATCATTTTAAAATACATACATTGGCAGTTGCACGAACATTATCAGGAGATAAATCAAAGAGAGGAAAGAACGAAAAGAATGAAGTTATTATAATGAACTATTAAGATCTAAATATTCTACAGCAGTATTTGTTCTAAATACTCTATTACTATCTAATATATGTTTTACATATTTCATATCATTTATATCATCATTAGTTATATCTTGAATATATAATGTAATATATGCTTTGTGAGAATAATCTTTATAATGTGTGTTCTGAAATACTTCTTTAAAGAATTCTCTTGTAGTAATTGATTTTTCTGTACCTGATTTCCATGATTCTATTTGTTTTTTCCCATTATTATAGTTTTTATATTTTTCTGCTTCTACGAAATAAATGGTTTCATGCTCGATATCTATCCAAATTAAATCAGGTGTATATACCTTATTAGGAATAGTATATTCTTTTCCACATATTTTGATATATTCTAATGACCCCCTTGCATGATTACAAAATGGTACTATTTTATTGGCATCTCTAAGTTTTTTTTCTTCCCAGATATTAACAACCTTTTCCGATTTAGTTTCGCAATTAAAGAATGTATTATAGCAAGGTGGAGTATCAGGTAACACTATATTATTAATTTTAATAGAAACATTAAAAGTTTCTTGGATGCAAAGGATACTATTAATTAATTTCATAGTTGTTTCACGTTTATCATTAATCATATTTTGAGATATACAATATTTATGGTCTTCTCTGTCGCATATTTTATTATCAATAATAAAGTCTGTTGACCCATAAGCTATACAAGAACATATAACTAATAATATTGTACCAATACCCGGATCATTTGCTAAAGTGATTTTTCCGTTTCCCTGAGGCTTTGTAACTACAAAATTATTTATATTAATGATACCATTATCATTAAATATTTTCCATATATTCCCTTTAGTACTACCATTCGTCGTTTTACAAGCAGCAGTATTCCAATTATTTATTAGTTCTTTTAAATCTCTATAAGGTTTAATAAATTTATCTAAATTGGTTTGTAATAATGGATTATTAGTTTTTAACTCTATACCACAAGTTTTCCATAATCTCATTGCGACTATTGTTTTATTTGGTTTACCCTTACATTTTTCTTCATTTATTTTTTCGTGTTTGTCATTATTATCTAAGTAATAAACTTTATGATATTTTTCATCTACCAAGACAGGCACAAATTTAGTAAATCTTTGAAATTGAGCATTATTTCCAGATTCGCATAATCCTGCTTTAGTATCTTCACAGAAAATATGTTTTCCTTCTTTCATATATATAATCCAATCTGGGCTTGAACCAGCCGAATCACATATTGTATATAAAATATCTATACCATATATTTTTATTTTATATTTAGTCGAAAAATTTGAACATTCAGTTACAGTTATATCTTGATCAATATTTAAATATTCTTTAAGAAAATTACCAATTATTTCAGGTTTTTCTTCACCTCTAATACAATCAATATTATCAATTACGGTCCGAGAAACCATTTCGCTAAGTACACCTTGAATTTCAGAAATGGCTGACATATTTTTGATATGTGTATTATTTTACTTTTAAATCAAATTTAAAAAATTAGATATTTTTAATAATCATCCCCTTCATAAACCCTACTCTTTCTTTCTTTATAAACAATTTTTTCTTTATATTTAATAACTTCTTTAATTTCCGGTTTCACTCCTAATATATCTATAATTTCTTTAATCTGATTTTTATTTAATAATTTTTTTTTTTGTAATAATGATTTAATCATTACATAAATATATAATGGGAAATCATTACTTTCTTTTATAAGTTTTAGTATTTCAGCGATAAAATAATTCTCATTTATAGGGATATTAGAGTCATTATCATTATTATTATCATTACAATCGAATAAATCAAGAATATTATCCATGTCTGCCATTATTTTATATATGTAATATATATAAATGAAATTAGACTTAAATAATATTATCAATACAAAAGTATTATTAATTGCTTTATCATTAACTATATTTATAAAATATGTTACAGATAAGAATATTGAAGAAAATATTATAATAAAAATGTAATATAAATATATATATATATGAAAGAATATTTAAAATATTTTATATCAATATTAATAGGCATTATAATGGGATGTTTCTTATATGGTAAGTTTGATAATGATTTAGTTATAGTCAGTTTAAATTAATTAGTTTAAATTAAAATTTTTTAATGAATAATTAAATTATAAAATGGAAAATCGTGGTGGAACATCAATAGAGGAATTAATGAGAGGTGGTGGACAAAATTCCAATATGGATGAAGATGATGATGTTGTCAATTCAATTTTAAATGAAATAAATTCTGATAAAGAGCAAATGGTGAATGCTCAACAACAACAGCAGCAACAACAACAACAACAACAACAACAACAACAGCAACAACAACAGCAACAACAACAACAACAGATGGAAAAAGTTAAACAGCAACAAATGCATGAGCAAATGATGAGAAAACAAATGGAAATTGAAAAAATCCAAGGCCAAGGGAAAATTAGAATGGATATCGGAGATCAGCACGGTAATAAAAGTATTTGTGATAATACATCATTATTAGATGAATTTAAAAGTTCAATTATATTTTTTATAATATTTATGTTACTAAATTTAACACAAGTAAATACTTTAATATGTGATGCATTATCTATAGAAAATAATAATATATATATATTGTTAAAAACATTTGTGGCAGCTGTTATATTTTTCTTTGTTAATAAATTAGTACATAAATATGTCTAAGAATTTTGTAATTGAGCCTTTCCGTCAGAAATTTGTAAAATACCATAATTTATTGCAAATATTCTCAGATCGGGGTTCTCACCACCATCTTTCAGTCTCAGGTCTAATTTAATTTTATTAGAAGTCTCCAATGTAGAAACGCATCCGGATGGTTGAGTAAAATTAGTGGGGTCAATTGAAAATGGAATCATCGCAATGCTATCTAGTTGACCTAATGAACCGGAAGTCGGTGGTCCAAGGTCACGCCCGCAGCCAATAAAATATTTATTAATATTCAGTTTTGTAAAAATTTCTGCAGGTACCCCGTCGGTACCCCCGGGATATATAGAATTCCCATCCACACTAATATTTAAGTAAGTGAATTTCACCGCTGTAGGTGTGGTGCGTGATGTGTGCATGCCGTGCGGGACGGCAATGGTGGCGGCCGCTGGTTCACCTACTAAAAATAAATATTTACATAACTTAAAATGGGCGGATATATTCGGATTCATGCTATCGATTTTGGCATGGATTATATCCTCTGTCAAATAAGTTAACTGACTAGTTAAAAATCTACTTTTTTCAGCCGTATCTAATTGTATTAATTCTTGTATAAAATTAGATTCAAGAGTGGCCGTTATATTTGCTGCAGTGTCAAAGACATTATCGAACACTTGATATTTGACATTAAAAGTAATATCTTCATTTCTTAAAGATAATAAAGGTATGGCTAAACCATAATCTTTCATAAAACTAAATTCAGGTATTGTATAGAAATATTCAGTCTCGATGACACCCGGGGTGTGTGAGTCAGTGAAGTCGGCCGCGGTCAAAATCATACCCCTAACTCCACCAGATAATGTAGTATAATTATAATGAGATCCATTTTTACAAGATATAATATTATTGTCTAATTCCAAACACGGGGCACAAGTGTAATGGGAGGCACTGGTTCCGCCATCTACGGTTAATGACATTTGATTTTCCAATTCTGCCTTTACTTCTTGGAATATCCCATTCGATTTAAATATCCGTTTATTACCACTTATATCTATTGATAAACCATCGTCATCATCTGCATCTATCATATTAGACCCCAAATTTGCATATATCGTACATACGGTGTCCGTGCCCGCCGCCCCCGGGTCCATTTTAAATGTGTATTTATTTTCAAGATAAACTTTCGATAATAAATCATCTGATCCGGTTTGGATTTTGTGCTTTGCCGGCGACGCCGGTGCGATATCTTTATTCGGTACCTGCCTTAAATATTTGCTGAAATTTGTATGTTTTCTGTATACACTTTTAAAAAAAGTAATATCAGGATTACTTATAAAATATTTTTTCTCAAACTCACCAGGTTGTGTTATTAAACTAATAGTTCCTATAGACCCCGATGGCATAATATATATATATATATATATTATAAAAAAAAGATTAATCAAACTCATATCGTATTTCCATATCAGATATGCGTAATAGATAATAACATACTGTATATATATTGACATTTAGTTCGATATTGGCGTTATCAATTTCCAACAATATAGAATTATTACTTGGACTAATGCATCCGGATGGTCCTTCTGTATTTTTCAAAGAAAAATCTATTATACCTACCTTATCATCTATAGTATGTCGCTTATTATCATATTTGGAGTAAATACATCCTTTGAATTTATTTAATATTTCTACTTTGGAGAAGAATTCGTGATGAAATTTATCTGAAAACATTGAAGCATTACCTACAGATACATTATATGTAAGTGTATTTGACACCCTATCTTGGCCATCAGGCACGCTTATAAAAATTTGTTTTATTGGGTGTTTAGTTAAAGTATTAATATGTATTGGGGTGCCGGTCGCGGTCGGAAATGGTCCGTCCTTATTAACTCTTTCATATAAATAGTATAACCTTGTGGTTTTAAATCTTTTAATTTCTTCATCAGATAAAAATATATATTTAGATACAGCAGAATATTTAAACGCCTTTATTATATTTTCTGCTTCGCCCAGTTTACCAAAATCCTGATTAGGATCACGGGAAATCAATAGTTTTAGCTGTGTTGTCTTCTGATTGAAAGCACACAATGGAATAGCCGTCCCTGTGGATTTGGAAAAGCCAAATGGTAACGGTATAATAGCATCCATGATTTTTATAGGGTCGGTGAAATCATGACGTGCAGTCACGCCTCCGCACAATGCCATATTTTGAAAATTATTTCCATTATTACAAGTCAACTTTCCGTCGTCCAAAGTATAAGTTGACTCCAACGGTTTAGGGTTATTTAACATAGCATTGAAGTTTATATATTCTTTATCTAATTTGTCAAAAATGATAGGACGGGGTATTATATTACATGTTATGCTCTTGATTAAATGTAATGCTATATCATCGGGGGGGGCGAAGACATATCCATCACCGCCGCCTCTGAATCGAACTCGTAGTGATATATCACATAATAAATCAGCTGCACATCCCAAAGGTATGTTTATTTGGGCACCTCCAGCGTCGTCCGCCCCTTTGAAATTCCCGTCCCCCTCGGCATCTTCTTCTTTATAATCAATACTAAATTTAGTATGTTTTCTATAAACACTTTTAAAGTATGTTATACTTGGATTTGAAACAAATGTAACATTTTCATTATTTTTAAGAATAATAGAAGAACAACTTGACATATATATTTATAATTTATTTTATTTACAAAACTATAACTAAAAATAAGATATACCAGCTTTGCCATTAACTATTCTCAAAATATTGTAATTTATAGCATAAATATTTGTTTTTTTATATTTTTTTTCGTCGGCATCCGATCCGGAATGGCCTCTTTCAATTTTAATATCATCAATATTCGAAAAATTACACGTGCCGCTGGGAGAGGTATCTGTAGGATTTAATGCAAATGAATATACTGCTATACTATCTGGAACAGATATACACCCGCCCTTATGGTGTTTATAAACATTTTCTCTAGTAAAATATTGTAATGGTCTGGGTTGACATCTATCAGTTGAATTAAATTTTATTTTATATGTTACATAATCGAGGCAATCAGGAGTACTGGGTCCTAATAGACCTTGTACAAATTTACCATGTCCAATGGGACCGGCGGCGGGGAGGGACGCGACGCCTAAACTAAAGTTGGCGGCTCCGAGGTTGTGTCCGCCACCATATAAACAATCATTATCACGTGTATTCCCAAAAACCCACCTCACACCTGATGGCTCTGCATAAGTACCATTATTTAAATACTGCACTGTCTCCGAAATTGAGGCGGCCTCGGGGGTTCCTGTCGCGGCGTCGTAGCTGGCCGCCTCCGGCGCCGACGTTATATTGGACTTTAAATATGGTTGTCCAGTCCATATTAATTCTTTCACTGGGTGCTGAAAAGAAGAAATATCTATATCCTTTTTTTTTTGACCATTTTCATATGTAAATTGTAATTGTTCTATTAAATATTCGTGAGAACTTTGTGAAAATCTTTTTCTTTCCATATTATCTAAATATATATATGTAACTGAAATATCTACATTAAAACTAAATTTGTTCGTTGATGCCAATATAGGGGTAAGAACGACGTCCCCCCCCTCCGCCTCATAAACATTGCCGATTTTGCCCCACGTCCCATCGACGTCATCATATGTTATGGAGGCGACTGCATCTGCATCTGGATCAAAAGCCCAATGGGCATCCGTTGTTGTAGAAAATTGCATATATAATTCTACATCTGTGCTTTTATGTAAAGCACATAATGGTATTGCCAAACCCGGTGATCTACAATACCAAAAATTTAATGGTACAGTACACTCGCCTAATATATCTACGCCCGGTGGTCCTGCGGAATCCACCCTTCCGCGACAATAAGTACCACCACACTTAGACATCCTCTGAAAATGCGTTGGGGGATGTCCTAATCCATTCATAAGTTGAGTTGGGGATACTTTTACCTCGGCAGCGGCGGCCGCGTTATGGGCTATATGGTATAGAGATGAATCTTCAATCCTACCCAAATTAGTAATAGTTGAATTTGGATTTTCTTGATTTAATTCATGATATACTTCTAGATAGTGGCCATATGTTTTATCAATTTCCCTAGAATTAATATGAAAAGCAATATTATCTATAACTGCCGTAGAAACATTTCCTATACCATTACCGCAATATGTTTTATTTCCTTTTAATATATAATTTGTTCCGTACAATAAATCACCTGTGCCCGTTGGAATTTTAACGGGATATTTATGACCTGCCAATGGTTTAGAAATTGTATCTACGACCATATCCTCCATAGAGAAATTAGTATGTTTTCTGTATACTGATTTAAAGAAAGTAATCGAAGGATTACCAGTGAGAGAAGCATCAATATTACCTCTTGCTACAAGTTGAATTTGATTTCCAGTACCAGATCCTACCATTCTATATAATATATATAAATATTATTTTAATAATTAATTAACTTGTTATATCATCAATAGGTTGATTATATTAAATTATCATATTCATCAATATTAATTAATACTTGATCATTTTTAGATTTCAATATTGGCGGTATATCATATTTATTTAATTTACCATATTTTAATAAATATAATGAACATACTAATGGAGAGATTGTTATCCCATTCAAACAATATACATAAATATTATTTAATTCAATATTATTATGAATGTTCTCTGTTATTTTTCCTATAACATTTTTCATTGAATAAATATTATATGTTGATAATGGTACATTGATATATGAAACTTTTTTATCTATTTTAAAATTACAATCTGTTAAATTTATAATAATATTTATATCATTATCTGTAAAAAAATTGGGATTTTTTAATGAATCAATATCTCCAAACCATAATCCGGAAATAATTTCAGTTGGCATATTAAATTATTATAAAAAAATATTATTATTATTTCTTTTTTGTTTTTTTGTTTTTGGTTTTTGTTCTTTCACATTTTAATTTATTAATATGTCTATTTAATATTTTTTTATCAATTGTACCTTTCGAAAATATAAAGATTTGTTCATTAACAGTCCTGTGAGAAGTTATACCTACATTAGATCCTTTCATTTTTAATTTGCTAATATAATTAAAACCTATTTCTTTTGTTATTTTATTCATATCTCTTTCAAGATTAACATATTTACCTTTATCATTATATCCTGATATTATATACATCATAAATCTATTATTTTTTAAACATTCATAACATAATTTCATAGTAATTCTCCAATATTTTTCTAACCATTCTCCATAACTTTTATATCTATTTGTGGATTGTTCATTACCTTTATATAATTCTAATTCATAATATGGTGGTGAAAAAAATACAAAATCTATATCTGATTTATATTTGTTCATAAATTTCATATCAGTGTATAAATCTTCACTAGGTTTACAATATATATCACATTTAGTACTATTTTGTTTACAAATTTTAACAGTATTATCACATACTTTTTTAATAACATCTATACCAACATAAGTATTCAAATATTCATTTTTCATCATTCCCAATAAATATGAACTCCATCCAATTGTTGGTGTTAATACCTTGAAATTATAATCATATAATTTAGATAATGAATATGGAACTATAGGATTCATAATGGAAGCTTTAAAGTAAAACCCTGATAATATGGATGGCAATTTTTTATTTTCGATCATGGACATCCCTGATGGAGTTAATAATTTATAATCCAATATGTGATATTTAAATAAGTCTATTAATACTTCTAAATATGACCTCAAATTTGGTTGAGAAGTTCCAGTATCCTGTAATATTTCCTTATAATATAAATTCCTTACGACATTTTTATTTTCTGTAAATTTATTATTATCTACACATAATGAAAAATTAACATCTTTGATTAATAGATTTCTATTAAAAAAATTAGTTAGATATGATACCTTATCTGAAACTATCGATTTATATAATATTTTAAAGAATTTAGTTGATACCTTTTTATCAGTATCTTTTACATATACTATTATACCATTACCCCGCTTCATCCTCAATTTCTTTATAAATTCAGCATAAGTTACATTATTACATTTAAATAAACTTAACCATTTACTCAATGTAAGATACATATATAATATATAATATAATTATAAAAAAAAGTTTTGTTATTCCTTTTTATTTTGTTTTTTGGTTTTTTTGGTTTTTTTGGTTTTTTTGGTTTTTTTGGTTTTTTTGGTTTTTTTGGTTTTTTTGGTTTTTTTGGTTTTTGGTTTTTTTGGTTTTTTTGGTTTTTTTCATCATATATAATTACCAAGAGATAGAAGAGAATTGGTAATATCCTGTCGGTTGAGGACCACGAGTTTTTGTATACTTAATTTTAATAGAATACTCCGTCTCAATTTTCTTAGTAATGTCATCAATTTTACCTTGATCAAATACTCGATTGCATAGACGTATACCTTTGAACTCTTTTGCTCCGTTACAGTATATCGAAGTAACTTCGCATTGTACGAGTGGGTTTTCTTTGGACCTCTGTACTGCCTTGCTTAATTCTTCATGGAAAAGAACATCGTTTTCAGCAGTTTCTTTGGGGAACACTATTAGTTGACCACCATTTACATTATGAATTTTTTTACCGGATTCGGTTACCACCACATATGCCGGATTGTAGTTACACTTCTTGAGTGTATTATTCATTCCCAGTTGGTTCTTCCACAGAGTCTGCGTCATTTTTTCATTTGGAGAGAATCCAATGAAGTAGACTTCTGTTCGGTCCTTAGATTGTAATACAGTGAACGGTACAACATCAGGTGTTTTGTGGTCGCACACAACATTTGTGAACCAGTCAGTACTGCGTTCACCTTTTGAGATGGCCGCATCAAGGTTTATCGCCGTCCCACGAGTTATGTATGAGTCTTCACGCAGGTCACGGTTAGACACGCAGTCACTATAATCGGGTTTTTCTAACTCTTCCATAATGAACTGCTTGTCTGGGTTGCCTTCGATAAGTTCAGGATGTTCCTTGAAGACAGCTAATATCTGTTGATGAGTTATTTTTTCAACCGCCTCTCCCAGTAATGAGTAGGGGAACTTGAGAGGGATCATCTTACGCCAAAATTTTTCGTTTTTATCAATTATTGTATCCCCGGACGTGTGCTTTCGTCCTGCACTTGCTTTTACATTGAGAGCGGGTCGGATTTTAGCAAATTCTGTCAAGCACTCTGTTTCTGAGAGGTTTACCGCCGCGCCGTAATCACGAACTTCACGTTCTCTTTTGGAAGAGATATAGATGTCCACATCTGGATTGGTATTGTGTCCGCATGCCCTCCCCAACAGACCCTGTAGGAGAGTGTCAATAGCAGGATCCTTAGACTGTTCATAGACAAAACCAATATGAGTCTTGTCCAATTCTTGACCCATCCGCGCGATACCACAGATATGTACGAGTGTAGTATGGCGAGGAGCATTTGATAGAAACCCTAGTGAATCTTTGATCTTATCACCGTATACTTCCTTGTAGATAACTCCAGAGCGATCTGCTATAGATTTAACAAGATCCGCATCAAGAGTGGCTCTGGCTGTACGGACGAGACAATACTTTTTCGCATACTTTTCATTCAAGAGAACGGAACAGAGATGATCACCATTTGTCTTCTCAGAGATTGGTTCGGATTCGAAATGGATATTTCCACTGCTAAGAAAGTTAGAAACACCCATATAGGTTGGTCCGGGATCCATAATGAACACATTCTTGGTTGAGAGGTGAGTACCTTCCTGGATGTCCATACCGATTGATACCTTTTGGTTCTCCACACACTCCGAGAATGAAGTAGCCGAGACGGACAGGACCCGGATATCTCTAATACGCAGAGCAGAAAAGTCACCATGGAGGCACGCGGCCAATTTATTTTTCTTCCAGAATTCTTTAAATGGAATATTACACTTACTCTGAGCAGTGTGAGACTCATCATTGATGATAAGACACTTGTCACAGATGGTAACATCCTTGAGTTCCTGATTCCAGTAGACTTGAATGGATTTCTGAAGATTCTCCATCAGCACGAATCCATCATCAAAACCTAGTTTTTTGTCAGAGATGAATTTCTTTATGGCAGATGATAGTCCATCTTTTGTCTGTTCCCGAAGTGCCGTATCACGACTTCCACATATGATATACACTTTCTCAAAGAACCCACGGTGAATGGATTCAAGAGCAAGGTGGAAATACGTTCCAGATTTCCCACTTTGCATCTGAGCAAGAAGAATTCCGTAGAGTTCTCCCTCGCCTGATGTAAAAGCACTTAAGATCCGGTTGGACATCTCAATCTGCTGTTCATAGAAAGTATATTTAGAAGACATGTTTTCGTGTTCTGTATTCTGTATTCTGCGTTCAGATATTCTATGAGTATGTGGGTGGTGGCGTATAGTTACTGGTTGAAAATATATTCAAATCAGTACTTTAATCTTTATAAATAAACTAAATGAACATTTCAAATTTATTTAATGAATATCATAAAATTTATTTAAATATTATATTTATAATATAATTTATAAATATGAAAACAATTTATTATTATCAAAGTTTCTGTGGATTAGAAAAACTATATTCACATATTCAAGATATTGATACAATTATATTATCATCTATTCATTTTTCCTCATACAAAAATGATCCATATATTCATTTGAATAATTATGATCCGGATTCACCAAGATTTGATAATGTATGGATAGAATTACAAAAAGTATATGAACAAGGAGTTGAAATAATATTAATGGTTGGTGGTGCTGGCGGTGCTTATGGTGCTTTATTCAGTAATTTTGATTTATATTATCCGTTATTATTTAAACTTTTAAGAAAATATCCATTTATATATGGCATTGATTTAGATATCGAAGAAGGTGTGGATATCA